CTGCCGCACCGGAGACAGTGAAATCGCTTGTAAGCCTCAGGTACGTCCACGCATCCGAAGCCGAATGCGAATGGCCTAATTGCGAATAGCGCCCGTCTCCCTCGGTTTGGGTGAGGTAGATCGGATGCGGGTCCGAAGCCGCCGCATGAGCCGAAACAGTCCCTATAGCCTCATAGGAGGCATCGTGACTGTGCGTAGACGATGCTTTTGCATTGAGGGCGTTCTGCAAGTCCGTCTGGTTGGAGAGCGTCCCGCCAATCCCTCCCCATGTCGCAGACCCACCACCAAAAGCAGTGGTGTCCCTCATTACCTTGCCGGTGGTCCCGCCGTGCGTGTCGCTGACTAGCTGAACTTCTACCTTCTCAGCCAGCCTTAGCGGCCTTCTTCTCCGCTATCTTCGCGTCCGACTTTTGCTTCCTCTCCGCGAGTTTTTCATCCGAAGATTGCTTGCGCTCCGCAAGGTCCGCCTGGTGAGACGCCTTGGTGTTTTCCAGACTCGCCGCATGAGCGGCCTTGGTATGTTCAAGTTGAGCGTCGTTAGCGGCTTTCGCTCTCTCGATCATCATCTCGCCGCGAAGCTTCTCCCGCTCGAGCTGAATTTCGTTCTGCGCCTTTTCGCGCTCGAGCTGGATTTGGGCGGCGGCTTTTTCTCTTTCCAACTGGATCTCGGCCTGCATCTGCTGTTGATCCATCGCCATCTGCGCCCTGTCTGCCTGCTGCTTGGCGGCTAGCTTCATCTGCTCAATTTGAGCCCCGGCCTTTAGCTCTTGGTTCTCCTGCGCAAGGGCTTGCGCTTCCTCCTGGAGCTTCTTCATGGCTTCCGGATTGATCTGCCCCTGCTTCATCTCTTCCAGGATTCGTGCCTTGTTCTTGAGATTCGAGGCTTCGATGATCGCCCGTGGAGGAATCGGAATACCGGACTTCACCATCTCCGACAAAGCGGTAAATTCCTCCTCCTGCATCGTTACCGAATCTGGTGCGTCGTCTATAACGATATCTACATCGAGCTGGGCGATGTCGTTCACCACCTGACCCGTAACTGGATCCGGAGCGTTAAGCCCAACCCACTTAAGGTTGTACTGGTCGTCAGTGACCCTTAGCCACTTCTCCTCTTTCCAGTACTGCTTAATGCGGTTCCAGACCTTCCTGTAAACCCGAACGTCCAGATGCTTGAGAACGTCGAACATGGGGGCGATTTCGGTCTGCCCCGCCATTCTTCGACTCTCTAAAGCAACCCCGGACATGGATTTTTGCTCTTTGCCGCTATTGGCAGCGTTAAACCCAACAGCGTCAATCTCGTTTTTAGCTTCTTGAAGAAGATTGAACTGCGCAGCCGCCATGTCCCCGGTCTTAAGTACTTCAAACACCATTCCGGGAGTTACTTCGACAACACCATCGGGCCTAGCAAGCTCTTGTCTGGTCTTATTAACGTCTTCAACTGCGCCCCTCTCCAGCATCACCTGTCTAACCGACATCAGGTGAAGGGCTTTGCTTCTCCTCTTGTTGATTTCGTCCTGAACGTCCAAATACTGAAGCGTCGCTCCGTAGCGGTTGCCTTCCCGATCTACGAAGAGACTCGCAAATTCGTAGCAGGGCTCTGTCTCCCCTTCTTCGTTCTTGTAGGGAGAAATCGCCGGCTTTTTGAGATACCCGCCCCTAGTAAAGATGGCGTAATGCCAATCCCCCTCCTGCATGTAATAAAGCTCTACGATCTTCACCCGGTTGCGGGTGTTATCCATCCACCGTGGTCTGTCGTCGTAGGTCGTAGACCCCGTTTGCATCGCATCGAGAACATCTTCGCCCTCGGGATACATCGCCAAGGCCTGGTCATAGTCCATCCACACGACTTGACCTAGATACCTGGCGTCGGAAAAATCCTTCCTTCTCGAATGCGGGTCGTAGATGATCCGATCCCACATGATGTGATTGATGACGATCTTGAAACTGTTGCCCTGGGGCTTGACGATGATGTCAACGCCGCCAGTTCCCTCAACGGTGAGGTTGTCCCACGCCGCCGACCTTAACTGGCCGTAAAAGTTGTCCTGAAGAACAAATCGGATTGCCTCCGTGGCTCCGGTGGCGTCTTTTTCGTGCTTGGGTGTTCTCGGGTAAGCCCTTGCAGTAGTTCTATTGGTTCTCTCCATCCCCGCAAGACCGTCGATCTTTGGTTTAATGCGGTTGACGACTACCGGGGCTTGTTTCCTTTTCTTGAGAGCCGTTAGTTCAGAAGACGAGAGCTGCTTGCTATCGTAGTAGTCCCTGCACTTCTCGGAATTTTCCCGAGAGTCTACAGTGGCATCGTCGGCCTCATTAACCCACGTAATGAGGGTGCCATGATTGATTATTGAGTCGGCCATTTATTGCTCTTCAGAATGTTCTCTCTGGGCCGGCAAATACTGGAGGTTCCAAGGAACGTGAAGACCGCACACATCCTTACCGCGCAAAGGAATGATGTGGTCTACGTGATGCCCCTTCGGGCAACCTCTATAAATCGTCAAGATGGCCTTTGAATATGCTTTCGCCAACGCCTGTCCGCCGATCAAAATGCGATGTCGAATCTGGACATTTCTGCGAATTGCCCTATGTTTGAGCCTGCCTGTTGTTGTTCTCCAGCGGATATTGTTCTCATGGTTTTTCTCTTTATTGTTCTCGTACCATCGGCGACGCGCCGCGCTCATCTTTTCTGGGTTTGCCTCCCTCCAGAGCCGAGCTTTCTCAGCGAGCGCTTCCCTATTTTTCTCTCGGTAAGCCGCGCTGTATTTTTTAGAGTATTCGGCGCGTTGCGTTTTTATCCGGTCTTTTCTGCGAGCGTAGTAGCCGCGCATATACGCGGCCTTCTTGCGGCGCATCTCCGCTAAACTGTCTTCCAGCTTTCCTCCGCGTTCTCGTCTTCCTCGAACCGCTTCATCCAGCGGTCGGGTTTCTTTTCTTTTCTCACCGGGGCCTGCATCCAGGGCCTCGAAACACACCCGTATCGAACGTCGTCATAGCAATGGTCTTCCTGGTCGGTATCAACGTCTTCGGGGTGTGCTTCGTCCATTACAAGGTCTGGAAGAGTCCTCCAGAACCCGTCGTGGCAATTCTTTGTTGCGTACAGCATCGGTCCATCGCCATCGCCGTTAATCCTCTGGCGAACCTCGACGTACCCTGTGAGCCTGTTGTGGTCTGCGCGTCTTAGAACTACACCGCGCCTCAACATCGTTTCTGCTATGGATGGACCGCCATCCACTTTCCACATCGAAGGGTCCGCTGCTATGTAGGCGAGTCTTCTATTTCCAGTTCTCGCCTTCACCATGTCCGCGACTTCGGTTGCTTCTCTTCTAAGGCCCTCATCAGGCTTTCCGTTCCAGCCATACACTTCGTTGTAGCGGATCATCGCTCCGCGTCGGTACTGCCTTCCGTCTGGGAGGGCGTTTCCGTTAGCGACAGTCCATAGACCGAACGAAAATGGCTTAGAACTTCCCCAATCGAACGAGCCGAAACACAGCCAGTCATCAGGAGGCACAAATGGCTCGATGCAGTGGAGATCGCGCCGGAGCTTCTCGAAAGCCTGGCCGGCAACAATGTCCCAGTCGCCCTCGAGCATCGCCCTAACGAGAGAGTCGCTCCCGAGACCCCGGAGGCGATCAGCGTAAGTCGGGTCATCCTTCGTGAGATATGGGTTGTCTGTTAGTTTCGACGGGATAAACTGTCTTACCATCCCGCCCTCTTCGGGCGGCGCTCTCCATATTTCAAATGCCGGCTTGGGCGCAATCCATGTGCGCTTTACCCACGCATGACCTATGGAGCCTGGATTTGAGGCAGTTTCAATTCTGGGGAGTCGGTCCTTGTATTTCTCTGGCACCTTTAAGCCAGCAACGCGCACTCTAGAACGTAGAAAACGATATTGATACTCTGAGAAGTGCGTCAGTTCATCAATGATGAGGACATGGATCTCAGCGCCACGGTACTTTTCTACGTCGTTTTCCGAATCGCAGTAGCACAGGTGAAGGATCGACCCATTCCAGAATCGAAACTCGTTCTCCTGTGACGGTCCTTTTACGTGCCCGCTTTGCAGGTACGGGTCTAGCAGGACTTGAAAACTTGTCGGGCCTCTAAGATGGTTGTCTCGCAAGTCTGGCAGTGTTCGGCGGAAAAAATAGACCTGAATCCCAGGCACTTCTCCGCACCATCTAATCGCTGATGCACGAAGATAAAAACTCTTCATCCCCCCAGCGGCACCGCCGTATAGAACCTCCGTCGCCGATGTATTAAACGCTAGTCCCTGCTTTGGCTCTAATCTGATCTCCAACTAGTTTCTCGTATCTCTCTTTGATAACGTCGAAATCGTCCGGCCCCCATACGATCTCCTGCATGGAGTTTCGGAAGGACAGTTGCGACCCAATCGGGAATTTAAGGCGCGACCACTGCTCTATCAGATTCCTGCGGTCTTCCTCCGGGCCTCTAGGAAGCTGAAACGTGAGATACGGGGCTTCTGATAGCCAGCAAAGCACCATCGGACCGTTACCAACGGCGAGATTCATCTTCGCGTTGGAGTAAACCGCGAGTCTCTCCTCAAGGGCGAGGGGCTGCATCTCGCACTCTTCCAAAATCATCACTTCCTCGCCGCGGCGCATCAGGTACTCGCCTACTTTCGCCCATTCCTTGCGGTTGGAGTCTCTCCACTTGTTCCGGAAGGACTCACGCATGGTTACTGTGACGTAGCCCTTTTTAGGATGCTCGTAAACGGGCTTTAACTTCTCGATGCGTCCGGTCTTTTTGTATAGCTGCTCTATGTGTCCAGTGGCATACCCAAGGACATCGCCGAGAACGTCGTTCTTTGCCCCTACGGTGAACTTGATCCCGGCCAACTTGCAAAGCGGGATGCAGATGTTCGCCCATCTTCTCCAGCCGATCTCTGCCGGATACTTCCAGTTCGCCATTCCACTCAGGGCGAAGTGGATGGAGTCGTATTCGAGAGTCTTCGCCATCACCGCATAGACAGCGAAGTCAAAAGTCGTGGGCATGGTGCCCAGGTCGTAGACCGCGACTTTAGGCACGTTTAAGCCCTGTTTCCTCCTTGCGGTCCTTC